TCTGACCTGCCGTTCATGACGTTTCCAGACTCGGACGGAGACGGAGAACGCAACCCAATCCCAGAACACCAAGGCTTGAGAGTGAAGCTCATTTCACGCCTTGGGTACCGACCGGAAGACATCGACGGGACGCCATACCTGCAAGCCCTTTGGGACGTCGCCACGCTCGCAGCACAAGAGCGACGCGCAAACGTGTTCGACATGTCAAACGCTGACGTGAAAGCGATCGATGAAAGCGTTGACTGGGATTCCGTGATGGAAACCGCCAAGCGCCAGATGGGGGTCAAATGATCAGCCTGATTTTCAAGATTCTCGCGGACGCGACCGGGTTCAACAAGACCCTCAAAACGGATCTTCCGGCGACTGCGAAGGATGCAGGCAAGGCGTCTGGAAAAGCAGCAGGCTCCGAGTTCGGGAAAGAGTTCGGGAGCCAGGTCAAAGGAACCATCATAGGCGCCATCGGGCTGGGAGCCATCACGGCGGCGGTTCGCGAAGCGGTGAACAAGGGCGCGGAGATTGCCAAGGAAGCCGGAAAGCTTGGCTTGAGCCCGGAGGCTACTCAGGAGCTACAGAAGGCGTCAGAGATCACCGGTCTATCGGTGAAGGATTTGCAAGCAGGCGCCATGAAGGCACCAAAGGAATTCTCGGCTCTAATGGAAGACGTTAGAAGCAATAACCTGACGCTGTCGAATAGCGAGACCGGCACCTTGTCCGATGTCAAAGACCTGTCGTCACTTGGAAGCGGAGCGCTTTCAAAGCTGGTTGCTGTCCTTGGGAACATCGGAATAGCAAGCAGCGGAACAACCGGAACCATGGGTGCAATCTCAAAGACTGCGGCAGGGCTTGGAGCGTTCACCGGGAACCGGCAGTTGCTAAACAGCGCGATGTTTTTGGAGGGGGCAACAGACCGCGCTTTTGGGCGACTGCCAGGAATGCCAGAAGACACAACAGCGCAAATCAAAAGCCTAGGCGGAGAGCTTGTCCGGAAGCTTGAGAAGCTAGACCAAACCATGGAGAAAAAGCTGTGAGCCAACAGGGAACAATCAACCTCTCGTCCAGCATCCAATGGGACGAATCGTCTTTGCAGTTCGGCCCTGATGGCTTCCGGACAACGGTCAGCGGCACAGGCGATCACGCGCTGTGCAAGACCGAGGCCATCGCACTCCAGGCGGATGGCTGGGAAGGCTCCGTCGCTAAGCACCAGGGGCCTCTCTCACGCATCACGGCGACAATCTCCACCCTTGATCCGGACAACCCCGACAATGACCTCGTCACCCGCTGGGATTTGGATGTCCAATGGAGCAACGTTCCTGCGGCAAACTCGCAGGCTTTCCGCGATTACATCACGGCCAATGGCGGCTATTACGGAACCACATTCCGCGAGATCATGGATGCCGTCGAGGAACTCTCCTGCGTCCGTCGACCACTCGCCCGCACTCAGCGTTTGAGATGTAGCTGATAACCACGTCAGGCTCGCAGGCCTCCAAGTCTCTGGCGAAGCCAACGGTTCCGCTCAGTGTGTCGTGAAGCCATCGCGACGCCTGGTCAAGCCATGCCACAGAATCAAAGCCTTCCTTGCTGTCTGCGGAAACCTCAAGCGAAACCTCGACGTTGCAGGTCTGGACGTTTGGAACTTCTTCCATGCGTTGAGCGCTGTCGCACGCAACCACGATTGCCGGAAGCGTTACGCTTTCCTCTGACTCTCCGCTGTAGATGCTCAGAGTGAAGCTCGGAGAGTCTTCCAAATAGACAAGCAGGCCGGCAGGCGTGACATCGATCCGTGAAGCGTGAGTGGCAAGCGCAAATGAGTTCGCCAACAGGTCACCGTTGCCGGCCACCTGAAGCAGATGGCGGACAAGAGCGGATTCCAGGCGTTGGCAGATGGCGCTCATTGTTGCGACTTCTCCTGTGTCTTCTGGCCGCAATAGAAACCAACCACCATCAAAACCAGCGAGTAGAGCGGCTCCTCGACCTTAATCCCTCCTGCCTGCATGCAGCACACGGTCAGAACAGTGATAATCGCAATCCATGCGCGAACCGAAACGCCAAGGAGTTTGAAGTCGTTCATGGTCAGTCAAAGCGCCGTCGTCCGCCGCGGGTTCCTGGCGATTTGGTCGGCTTCAAAGCGGGAGCTGTCTTGGGTTTCGGCGCTGTCGCCTTCTTGGATTTCTTCGCCTTGGTCTTCATTTTGTGCCGTCCATCTTGGTTTGGATTAGTGAGTCCACCGCCACCTGCAAGCTCTTGATCTTCTCGCCGTAGGAAATCGAATCGCGAGCGGCTCCGGAAGCGTCGCGCTGCATGACGTTGATGACTGCGCTGATGTCGCGCTGGCCTTTGATGAGTTCGCCAAGGTCTTCGGACTGCCTCTTTGATGTCGCCGAAACCTCTGAGCGAAAAGATTGCACGTCGAAAGTGAGTGTGTCCACTCGCTTGGACATTACGCCGTAATTTCCTTCGAGAACTTCCAATCGCTTCGGGATGCCAACCCAACTTGAGATGCCTCCCAGAATCCACCAGCACGCCAGAACAGCGGCAGGAACGCTGGCCCACGCGATGACCCATGGGTTCCGTTTCATCGGCTTCCTCCTTTTGCGTCGAGTCGGCATGTGTCCATCGGCACAACTGGTTACTGGGTGAGTGTTTGGATGACTGCGCGAGTGGCATTGATGACACGCGCGGTCGTACCGCTGGAACTCTGGTACGCTCCCATGTCCCAGGACGTTCCGCGTGCGGTTCCAGCGATGTCCGTCGAGAACCCGAGCGATGTCAGATTTGTTCCAGCGCCGCTGGCCGGAGAGACTGACTGGAGTCTGTAATCGCCGCCAGCGAGGTTGACGAACAGCGGATCTGACCCGTTGATGCCGTTCGCCTCGCGGCCTTCGGTGGCATAGTCGTCTTTAACTGTGCCGGCTCCAGTGCCGACGACTAGGTTGTGGTCAGCTGTGAATGTAAGTGAGTTCGTGGCAGGATCAAACCCATAGAACCCGCCTAAAGAGTTGGTTGGGTTGCTTCCGCACAGGTAAAAAATGTTGTTGAACGCAACCCCGTTCGTCCCGCTGCCCTTCAGTGCACCGACGCGGAATAGAAGCGGTGAACCGCTATTGTTTCCTGATTGGATAAACGTGTTGTTGTACCATTGGAAGCTCGGGGCATAGATATTGACCAGCCCAGAGACACGGTCGTAAACGTTGTTTCGGAAGACCCATCCTCTTAAAGCCCCAGCCCCTTCCTGGTCCTCAATCATCCCCATCTGAGTATCCCGGCAATCGACGACCAAGTTCCTCTCGAAGATGACGTTGGTTGAAAGGCAGTCTCCCGTGCATCCGCTGGTGAACGCCTGGATTATGTCAATATGCGCGGTCGACCCGCTGGGCCTGCTCCAATTCGTGAAAGTGTTCCCGACAACCCGCGTGTTGGACGCCATGCAGATAATCGCATCGCCAGCACCACGGCTTGGGCCGTCCGGGTCTTGGATGAAATAATTGTTTGTGACCGTGTGCTCTAGGCCGTGCAGGCCAAGCGCAACATTGGTTGCCCCGAGGAACTGGTTTCGCTCTACCCATCCGTAAGTTGGTTGCGGGGGGTCCCAGTAGAAAGTGAGATGTCTGTCAGGACAGTTGGTAAAGACGTTTCCCACGATCCGCGCATAGTCCGCGCCAGAGTCCACAAGGATAGCGTGAGCCCTGCCGGTACCATTTATCCGGAAGTCTCGCAACTCGACATAGTCGTGATCAATCGTCAGCCCGTAAAACGAAGGTGAGTTACTTCCTACCAATGAGATATAGGAACCGGAACTACCAGCTCGCGCGGTCGTCGCTCCTGCCGCGTAATCGCCAGCCAGGACAACCACCGTATCGCCAGCGAACGCGAGGTTCAGCCCGGCCTGGATAGTCAGTTTCGGACTGCCCGCCGAGCCGTCGTTCGCATCATTGCCGGTCGTGGAGACGTAGAAAGTCGCCCCCATCGATTGGACCGCGACCAAAAACCAAACCAGAATGCGCTGGATCATCGGTCCACCTCTCCTTCGACATACGCTGTGCTCCAATCGAGGTCTTCAAGCGTCAGAGCTACTGCGTTTGTTGATGCAGCCAAATGACCAACTCCGAACGATCGATTGCTGTCGGAAGGCAATGTCGAATTCAGGTTAGTTGAGAGAATCAACGTCTTCGTGTCCGAATCCTCTGCGTAAAACGTGACGTTGGTCATGCTGGGTTGAACCTGGAACCGCAGATAGACGAACTGGTTACTCTGGATTGGATATTCGAATCCCTGGGTCAACGCACCGTTGTACCATATCTGCGGAATCAGAAAATCATTGGACCGGTACATGCGGATCGCATCGGTAGGATTTGCAATCGTCGCGGAATCGGTGAAGCCGTGGGATATAGACACACCACTATTTGTTGCCCTTACCCTTGATATACTCTCCCATGTAAGAACTGGTTGCGCAAAAAGCCCAAGAATAGAACTTAGGAAGTAGTAAGCGGAGTTCGGAGTGGCTGATGACGACAACCGGAGCAGCCCTAAATGATTGGATTCGCTGGCAATTACCGTGGCCGAACCGGAGGAAACCGCAGTACCAACCAGTTCTGGCAACGCCGAATTTGCTGGAGTGAGCGTGACCCAATCCTTCTCAAACAGCACAAGCCTCTTGCGATTTGGTCGATTGGTGAATGAGCCGCTTCCAGTGCCCGCGTTTTGTCGAACGAACGCAGTAGTCGCAAGCACTGAGTTGCTCGTTCCAGGAGACGCGGTTGGGGCTGTAGGTGAGTTGGTGAACGCCGGAGAATCCAGTCTGGCGATGGCTGAATCAATCCGAGCTTCGGCCAATGTGCCGCTGGTGATGTTGTCCGCGTTGTCGGTGCCGAGGGCTGCGCGTGCGCCGGCCGCGTTGGTTGCCGAGGTTCCGCCGTTCGCGAGCCCGATAACGTTTGTCCCAAGAACAAAGGTCCCAACGTTGAATAAATCCGCTGTCAGTTCAGGTGTGAAAATCGAACCTTGGACGTGCAGATCTCCGGTGAGGATGTTGCTCGTCGCGGTGTAGGTGTTGACCGAGGAAAGCCTTGGGATTTCAAGACTGATTGAAGCTTCGGCAACTATGCCGGTGAGCGTGAGTGTTCCGAAGCCTGTGACGGGTGGGCCAGAGAACCCAAGCCCGCTGACGGTCGACGCGCCGGAAACGCTGGTCACGGTTCCGGAGTTGGCAACCGACTGGCGCACCATAGGCCCGGTGCCGAGTGTGTTGGTCAAACTCAGCTCGCCGCCACTCACCCGGAAGTCCGTAGAAACGGACGTGACGAGCCCGGTTCCGCTTCCGCTGCTAGGTGCCGGCGTGGCCCAGGCGACGTTGGTCCCAACCGTGGTGAGCACCTGACCGTTCGTGCCCTTGTTGAGCAGAATCCATTCTGATCCGGACCAGAACGGGATGTCGCCGTGAGCGAAGACGACGTTGGTCGCAACTCCGATTGGCTGAATCTGAGCGCTCGCGCACAGGCCAAAAAATAGGAGTGGAAGGAGAAAGTTTTTCACCATACAAGCGTATTCCTGCCGTTGAGCCGAGCCACAGACAGCGTCACCGACTGACCTTCGTCGTTGGTAATCACAATAGACCGAACCCCAGTAAGGTTCCCGTTGATGTCCAGAACCGCCGTTGACTGAGTCTCAGCCCCTTCGCTGACGATTGAACCGATCGCGACAGACCCAGACCCGGACGGAACCTGAATGATGAACGCCGCCGTGTGCGGCATATTGACCGAGTAATAGCCCTGCGTGAGTTCCAGGGTTGAAGCCGGCTCCCCTGCGGTGAACGTGACGACGATTTGGTTTGCTGAGACTACATCAGACCCAACAACGCGAGCCTTACCTTCAGGGTGTGGCTTGATGGTGACCTGACCGGAAAAGTCAGCTCCCCAAGGCAAAAGGAGTGGGCCTGTGATCGTTTTCATTCTTCAGGTTGCGGTTCGGACGGGTCGTCTTTTGGTGCAAGAATCCACTTCATGCCAGCCGGGACTGTACGGGTTGGCTGTATCGGTTGCGGTGCTGGCTGTACGGATTCCGACGGCGGAAACCCCTTCATCATCCGCGCAATATCGCCCAAGGTCTGAAACGCCTGAACAGCTTGAGTGAGTCCGTCGGTCTGCTGGGACGTCTCCTTGATCTTCAGCCCTTGGTTTCCTCCGTCTTGGCTTGCCTCGAATCCTCGGAGGGCGGTCTTTCCGGCGCCGAACGCGGTGCCCGTGGCTCGCGTGCTGGTCGTCCGGACTTCCGTGGTGATCGCGTTGGTCTGGCCTTTCTTGTCGATGTCATATCGGGTTGTTTCGTTGCGGTCGAGCTGCCGCGTACCCATCTGAGCGCATCCGGTGAGGATGCACAGAGTGAGTGCTGGGAATGTACCGATGTGTTTCATGTTCACGTGAAAACAGCGCGAGCAATGGTTCTGGTATAGTCCGCATCCGCAACCGTTGTCGCCGTGCGCCCAGACACTTCCAAGTCTTCAATCCATCCACGGTAGATTCGCGGCGCCCCGACCCCGTACAACGTCCAGTCTCCGATTCCAGATCCGATCTGGCAGCGCAGCGCGGAGAAATTTTGAGTGGTCGCTGCGGCGGCTGCAATCGAAACCGACGTTGTGCCACCAGAACTCTTGAGTCGTAGGAATGTTCCGCTTGCCGTTCGGTAGGCGAGAATCTGAGTCACCAATCCATAATGGACTGACAGGTTTGATCCAGTTGCGGAAACTGTTTCCGCGGCTCCAGCAGTCGTTGCCCGGCGCACTTGGATGGCCGGATCGTTCTTTAGCGCCACCAAAAAATATTCAGCGCTGACGGTGTAGTTTGACGAAGAAAAAGCAATAATAGGTCCCAACGATCCACTACTCCACCAGTTACCAACCGTTGGAAGCTTCACGTACAAGCAAGCCATCCAGTATTGGAGAGACGTTCCGCCGCCGTAGAGCGCTGCGCTCACGGACGCCGGCAATAGGATGCAGGCGTCCTTGTTGATGGTATTAGTGGTGAGGTCCATGCCATTGCCGGAAATGGCGATTCCGGCCCCAGCCTCGACCTGCCACTCTCCGTCCGCGTTGTCGGACAAATCCCCAACGACAGCGCCATCGGTTGGCGTTGCTCCTGCCCATGAGTCATCCCGGTCCAGATCGAACAGGAAATACACGCCAGAGTTGGCGCCCTCCAGCACCTGATCTGCCACAAGCTCAGGTAGCGCCGTGTCGGTGAATGCAGTTGGAAGTCGTACGATGAGCATAGGATTTTAGGCTGAGGTGAGCGTTCGAATGACCGCGTCCACAATGGCCCGGCCGCCTGTGGTCGGGTCGGGATGCACAAGATCGGCATTGAACCATGATCGGGCGGACCCGTTGGCGTAGTCGGCAGGGGCCAGGCCAAACACGGGTTGAAGGTTTAGGAACCCGGCGCTGTATTCCTCGGCCAGCTGGTAGGCCTGCTCTGCGTAGTCCTCCATTGGCCAAGCGTTGCCAACGCGGATGTTCTCGCAGGGGGCCATGAGCAGGATGTCCGCGGCCGGCACAGCAACCCGCACACGGTCCAGGATGGTTTCCATGTGAGTCCGGAATGTGGCGGGCTCGTAGGCGCTCTGGTCATTCGTCCCGTGCATGATGACGACCAGATGTGGAGCGAGTGCGGTCAAGCCAGACTGCCATTCCGACGCATTGACGCCGGCCCAGTTTGACGAGTTTGATCCGGTGGAGCCGAGCTTGTGCACGCGAACGCCAGATGTTGATTTTTGGATATCCAACCCGCAGAGGATTGGAGTCCCGCTGACGACCTCTATTTCCAGTGTCCAAGCTATCGCAGGAACCGACGCCAGCGAAACCGTTTGCAGGGTCGATCCTGACAGCGTCGCGGATGTCCAAGCCCCACTGTTCCACCGATACCGGACCACACCGCCGCCGCGATGAAATAATACCACCGCAGAGCAAGACGCCGGACCAGTCACGGTTACCAGATCGCCAGCGGTAGAGGATGACAAATGCCCAAGGTCCGGAGATGTCGAGGTGTAGTAAGTAGGAGACCAAGATCCGGCCACCGTCACCAAAGAGGAAGCTGGGTCGATTGATCCATTGATGAGAACCGGGAGTCCCGAAGGCCAACTGAACCCAACCCAACCCAACCCGGCATTGCCATAGGTCGTCTTAAGATTCGACGCCACTGGGCCGGAATAGCGCAGGTAGTTGTGGGTCCAACTATCGCCGATCAACGCGATGGTCAACGTGGCGCTGTCGCCGATTGCCAACTTGCGAAGCCTTTGCCGCGTCTCGCGTAGGTATTCGAGACCCCAGGTGTAGCGCTTGGGCAGACCATGCGCGGTCAATCCTGAGTCCAGCCGCTCCGTCAATAGATCGCGCGTGCCGCGGGCGGCGGTGATTTCTGGAACACTCAGCTTCTGGATCGTCGTGGTCCCGTCTTCATCGACGCGCAAGGCTTGCAGGTTGGCGGAGTCAACAATAGCGAACGCGATGTCAGTTCGTTCACTTGATGCATCCAGAGTGCCTGCTCCAACCGGCAAAACCCCACTGGTACTACCAAGGCTAAGCGTGCTGGTCCCGTCGTCGTTGTACGTCCACGTCAGCCCATTGGCTACGCCTACTTCAACGCCAAACTTTCCGACAACAGTTCCATCTCCGCGAAGCGCCAACCCCATGCGGTTGAGTGAGTCCAGAACACCCCACACGTGCCCCTCGATAACCTGCTCGCGGCCCCATTGCTTTTGCGCTGTGAGTTCGATCTTCTCTCGCGTCAATGACCCATCTGGAACGTAGAACGGAGGCAGCAACCAGCGGTTCCAGTCGGTTCCGTCGCAAAGGATGCGGTCGCCAATTGCTACCGTCAGTCCTCCAGCGTTTGAATCTGTCAGCGTTCCAGCAACCCCGATTTGCCACCATTTTCCAGTGAGCGTCGTTGGGTCGCCTGGATCGTCTGCCAGGTTGTCAATCGTCCCAAGGAAGTCGTCCACCGGGAAACTTGAAGCCGCAGCGACAGCCGCATCAGCGGCCGCAATCGCAGCCGCAGCATCGTCAGCAGCGACAGACGCCGTTGCTGCGGCAGAGCCAGCCGTGACGCTTGCGCTTGTGGCCAGGCTCTCCGCGCTCGTTGCGGTGGCGTCGGCGGTTGTAGCCAGCGCCAACCCCGCGTCAGCAACCGTCGAAACAGCATCCAGAGATTCAACCGAGGCAGCGGTCGTGGATGCGTCGTTGTCGATCTTGAGAACACCGCGACGCTCCTCGGTTGCCGGGAGAGATGGTGCTGTGAGAATTGCGCTCATGCGATTGTCAGTGCCGGCCTGTTTGTAACCACCCCGTTTGCGTCCCGTGTAACCGATGCCTGTGTGACTGTGAGAGTTGTCCCGCCGCGCACGTAGGTCAGAGTGAAGGCGTCAGCAACACCCCACTCCACGTTTTCATCGGTGCAAGTGTAGGTTCCAGGCGTCCCGTCCGGCCATGTGATTGCGCTGGACGTAAGGAGCCCGCTTGAGTCCGCGATGGTGAAAGCCTCGGAGAGCGCCCAAGCAATGATGCGGACTTGCACAATCTCACTGGACGTTGACGCGATGTCGCCGATTTCGTAAACGCTCGATCCAGTTGGGACCGTGCAGACAAACTCCGGAGTTCCAGGGATCTTGCAGGAGTATTCTCCCTCAGCGAGCGTGAATGAATAGGCCGCTGAATCGTGGTTAGTCGTGAACCTGACCGACCTTCCAACCTTCAGAGCACCAGCACCGTCAAATGGAGACGTGATAAGTCGGAACTCCATTTGAATTCCAGTCATCAGCGCCCCATTCGGAGCCGTCAGAATACCAGCGATGGTTGCCATCAGAGTTTCAGTTGGGCCGCTTTGCGCGCCATTGCCTTGTAGAGCGCGTCAGCTTGCCGTGGGGCGGCAATCATGCGGGCGCGCCAGCCCTCGCGCTCAACTCGCTCTGAGTGCTTTTGAGCAAACGGGATGTCGTTGGAGCATTTGATTTCAAAAATGTTGTCAGATCCTCGACCAAGAAAAGACCCAGGCATTCCGCGATGTCTCGCTACCCAGGCCGGAGGCTTGAAAGTTGATCCGCCTCTCAGAGAATCGATGGCGTATAACGCGTAAAGGAACCCTGCCTTTGCAATGCCAACTGTTTTCTTCCTAGCCTTCTTAAACCTCTCAACATTCTGAGACTTGAATGCAAACCACTGCGGGTTTCCTTTTCTGGCCCTGCCTTGCGCGTTGCGAGAGTTGTTGTGCTTGTCCTTATCTGGCCTTTCAACAACCCCGGCCACCTTCTTAAATCCGACGTCACTAAGAATAGCTTCCGCCTTGAGAGCGTTCTTTGTCGTGGCGATCCGTTTGAAGACCTTTGCAATCTCGGGCTTTCGGACAATCGCGAACACGCTGTCCATGCCTCGAAAGATCCTGTCAACGTCCCTTCCGACTGCCGTTTCCCCAACTTTCTTTTGAGCCCCTCCGCCTTCTTTGAGCGGTGTTTTTCCAAAAGGAGGAAGGAGCTTGATCGCATCCCGACACCAAAGCGCGCCCTGGTCCAACACAACATCGCGTTGTGTCTTTCCCTGGAGTTCGCCCAAGCGCCGAAGCGCCTCGGTGAATGCGTCAATGTCGGGTTCGATTTTCACTCGTCTTTCGAGATCAAGGACAAGATCCACTTGACCGCCGTTTTCTGGACTCGATCCACTGCCCATTCCCTACCGTCCGCTGTCACGGTGTGCCCGGTTTCCGGCGTGTAATCCTCGGAGAGCAGGAATGACAGGGTTGCGGTTGCTTCCGTTCTGTTTCCTGCGGTGGTTTGCTCGTCTCCAAACTCCTGAACGTCGAGAACGCATGGGAAAGTTCCGTTGACTCCGTCAGCCGTGAACGTGTCGCCGAGGTCTTCCTGCAAGACCGTCTCGGCTTCAATGAGTGCGTCGCGGATTTCGGACATAGGAAAAGGGCCGCTGGCCGGCACCACCACGAACCGACCAGCGGCTTGCAACAACCCCCACTAGAACTTGAGCGCAACCGTCGCAGTGATCGCCGAGGAGTCGGTCGTAGAAGCTCCGTGAGTCACCTTTCCGCGAAGGTAGCGAGCGCAGTTGCTCGGAAGCCTCACGCGGATGTCTTGAGCCGCAACGCCAGTGCCGCCCGAAGCGGTGAATGTTTTGGTGTACAGCGTAGCGTCGATGGTCGCGAAATTGGAAGCCGTCGACGTCTCCAGAATGTAAGTCGTCGTGCGTGTGTCCGGGACAAGTGTCGCGCTGAGATCCGGAACGGTCATCGAAACCTCGATAGTTTCACCCTTGAAAATATCGGCTCCGAGGTCGAATCCGGTTGCATTCTGCGTACTGGTTGACGCTGAAGCCGGGAGCGTGAACGTCTTGATGTGCTCCGCGTCACTGATGTTTCTGGAAGATTCGTTAGACATAGATTTTGTTCAGTTGAATGTCTTGTTTTGATCAGCTCAGGGTTTCCGTGTTCACGATGCTGTCCGTGATGACAATCGGAATGCCGTTGGATTCAGTCGGTAGCGGAGCCCAAACCTCGTTGCCGGTTGCGCTCTTGGCAGCAGTGCCGTTAACCGTGGAACTTCGGGAGGTCTGAATCTGAAACGCACCTCGGCGATTCATCATCCAGACGTCAGGGCGGTATCCAACAGGGTACTTGCTCAGAAGCTCACCCAGGCGTGCGTCAGTAACTCCCTTGCCGGAGTCTTCGGTTGCGTCCTTAAGGCGCCCAATGGAGTATTTGCTCCCTACCTGCATACCAACCCAGCCGGTGAGCCCGTTGGTGTATGCGGTGTAATACTTCCCAGCAGCGTCGGTGACCTGCTGAGTCATCCACTCGCCAAGCTCCAAGGTAGTGTTTCGCCCAAACACCATCTGAACACCATCAGTGCCGAACTTGATACCCCAGACAGACGAGCCGGTTCCGGCGCTGGTTCCGCCAGCGTCAACAACGATGCCGTTGTTAAGCGCGGTGTGGATTTCCAACAGGCCAGGGAAACCCTTGGCGTCAACGGTCGTTCCGTAATAGACTTGGGAACCGATTTCCAGAAAAGCCTGCTTGGTAACGCCGGAAGCGTCCATTGCCTGATAGGCAGCGGCACCGCGTTCGTAGGCATCAGCGACCGCCTTGTCCGTCCGAATTTGGCCGTCGATGATGAAGCATTGCGCGAGCCTGTTTTCAAACTCGCTCTTTCCTCCGGTCACGCCCTCGTTGGCGTTACGAAATCCCACGCCAGGGTAGGAGGTTCGGAGGACGATTTTGTAGGTTGTTCCGCTAATCGTGTACGCCGGAAAGCGTTCAAGCTCCGGAGAAAACGACAGATTTTCCTCAATCAGCCCAACCGTCTGGTCGGAGCCGTTGAGTTTTGCGATGTCGAGAAGAGTGATTGGCATAGTGATTTCTGTTTGATGTTCTGTGTTTCAGGGCATCAGTTGCGACGTCCGGCAGCCATTGCGGCAATCGTGCGTTCCAGGCCAAACAGCTCCTTTGGTTTGTTTTGGCCTGAGCCTTGTCCCATCGTGTGGCCCATTTGCGCAGCCGGAGCCGCCTTGATACTGGCCATCTGCACGCCAGCGGTTGCCCGGTCGGCGATGTGAGCCTTGGCCCACGCAGCGCGGGTTTCCGGCTTGTCCTCGATCTTCCCTTCACTCACGGCGCGATCCACAGCCGCTTCAGCGAAGGCCTTGCGCGTTTCCGCGTGTTCCTTGCGCTCGGTCTCCAGGGATGCCTTCACCGCGTCGGTGTCGGCCTTCTGCTTGTCCAACCACGCCTTCGCGCTCGCAACCGCCTGCTCGTCGTTAGCCTCGGCGGAAGCGACGATTCCAGCCGTGGCGAGTAGTGCCATCAGTGCTTTCATGTCTTCCTTTTTGGTTTGGTTTGCTTCCGCCTTGTTGGCGGGTTTTTCCTGCGGAACGACCGCAGTGAAATCATTTCTGGACTCATCAACGGTGAGTCCTTTCATGCCGTAGAATTCAGCGAGCCTTGCCATGCGCCCGCGAATGTCTGCGGATGCCATGGCGACGGAAGCGCCTTCGACGCGGTCAGCGAGCCCCCAAGTCACTGCTTCCTGAGCGGAGAACCACGTGCGCTTCTTCATGGTCTCCATGCACTCTTCGGGCGTCTTCCCGGTCTCTGCCGCGTAGAGTGCTGCCATGTCTTCGCCAGACTTCTTCAGTTCCGCAGCGCGCTCAAGCAATGCGTCTTCGTCGGCTCCAAAGACATCGGTCCACGGCTTGTGCATGAACCATTGCGACCCAGGCGAAGAGACAACCTCGTTTGCAGCGAGCGGGAAAAGCGAAGCGATGGAAGCAGCCCAACCGTCAATTCGAGCAACGATGTCCTTTGCACGCCTCTTTATGGCATTGTAAATCACAATCCCGTCAGGCACAGAACCCCCGTCGCTGTCAATGCTGAGTGTAATCTTGGTGCCTTCTGGGATGGCGTTTAGAGTTTCGGTGAACTCCTTTCCACTGATGGTGTCGTCATCCCAAAACGACTTTCCAATAACTCCATGGATCAGAATCTCTACGGAGTTCGGAGCGAGTGCTTTAACTGGAAAGCGTGGCGTCATACGGTTGTTCCTTTTGGTTGTGCTGGCGCCGTTTCCTCTACTGCCGGCGTGAAGTTTGCGGCGGCGTCAATCATTGCGTCGATCTGAGCCTTGTCTGTTGCAGGTAGCGCGATATAGAGCATCTGCTTTGCTGCATCCGGAGACAGTTGCTTGGAGCTTACCTTTGCAACCGCGTCGTTGACTGCCTGTAATTGAGCCCCGTTGAGCGCTGTCTTTTGCACGTCGTCGGTTGCGACTGTGTCTGCTTGCTTCGGTGTTTCACTGTTCGGTTTGACTTCCGAAGACTTCGCCTGTTCCGCTTCGGTTGTTTTTGCGACAGACTGATCGGCGCCCCTCATCTGCAAAGCCAACTCAAACGAGACTCCGGTTTTCTCAGCCAACTGCTGAGCCCTCACGATTCGCAACTCAGCTTCCGCGTCGATCTGGTCTTCATGCCTTCGCCAATTGGTTCCCCATCGCCCATGGAACTCTTGGCGCGACATATACCCACCCTTGACGTCCTCTCGGTCCTGTTGCGCTTCGCGGCCAGAGTCGACCGTTGGCGACTTCGGCATCTGCCAGATAACCGCGTCTCGCCAGCCAACAGGCATGATCTCACGCCCCATCACGTACTCGATGACGTAGTTGCGAATCCTGAGAAGCTGGCGGGCGATGCGTCCTTGAGTGTTCTCGAAAACACGGGAGGCAACCGCGATGTCGCGGCGTGTGTCGGCGCCGCCCACCTTGATCTGGAGAACGACGCTCGGAGGAATGCGGGCTGCCAGGATGATCATGTGCCCAAGCCAGTCCACAAAATCGGTAAACCGCTCGTTCGGGACTTCGGCTTTGTAGGCCTCCCACTTGTCACCCGGCTTGATGATCTTCGCCTCGGCTCCGAACTGCTCTCGGTAGAACTTCGCTCCTTCCTCGTCGTCGCTACCGTTCAGCGTGCTTCCGCCTGTGCGAATGACGTCGTCAGGGTCAATTTCTCCCGACTCAGTTGTGATGATGTCCGTCTTGCCTGCCGCTTCCTTCACCGCCTGCTTGTAAAGAGCGAAAATGTCGTGGATGTCCCGAGCGGTCGGGAATGCCGCGGAAAGCAATGGAATCCCGCGAATCTGGCCGGGGCGTTCCGGGTCGAACTGATGGATGAAGTTCCGGCGATCGACGCGCTCAAACGTCTCCTGATTGAGCGGGTTGCAGAAGCGAACGTCGTAAGCAATCGGTTCGCTATACCGACCAAGCCAAACACCATCGAAGTAGTCCGCCGCCGAAGCCCGGTAGCGTGAACCAATGTCCACGCCGTCAATGGCCACAACTTTGGGTTGCTTGAAATCGTTGCTGGTCAGGATGGTTCCCGAGTCACCGGACACAAGCTCGGCGCGGTAGAGTTGCGCCTGGAGCATTGGCCAGTTTGTTCCGCCGCGAAGCTCGCAGTGTTCGGCGAACTCTTGGAAGACTTCGTCCGACCGCTTGTCAAAGCTTTCGGTTCCCGTGCTGGAGTATGGCCAGAGACCAGAGCCGATGACGTAGGTGACAAGCCGCTCGATGATCCCGCGATAAAACGGCGCGTTGTCGTAGAGGTCCCTGGAATCATCAACGAGACGGCGCCGAATCGTCGGCGTGATCTCGCGATAAATGTGCTGCGCCGTGAATGACGGAGAGGATCGGTTGTAGCCTTCGGAGGTCTGAAACCGCGCCTGCGGACGCTGGAACATGCCACGCGACGGAACACCCAAGGCGCCAAGGCAGCGTTGAAGTTGCGGGGAGTGCGTGTTCAATGCGCAAGCCTCGCAAAAGAGGTTGAGACGTACCGAACCGGAGGAAGAACCAGCGCAATCGCATCAGCGACGGCGTCCTCGGCGATGAAGTCACGCGCCCACTCGGTCAGCGCGGCGAGGTCTTCAAGCCCCATGTCCTCCGCGAATTCGTAGGAGGAAGAAGTTCCAGTGGATGAAGCGGACGTGAGACGCTTACCCCCCGCCGTGATCTGACGCATGACAACGTCGTCGATGCCGTCAAGGTATGCGCCGCGACCTTCTTCGGTCGACGGGTCCGCATTCCGGTAAACCGCCCGGAGAAACCACTTGCGAACTCGAACGGCAGGAAGCGCCACGGGATGAGCGTGGCGAATGAATCAACTAACAAACAGAGTCACTGTAGAAGCCTGCGTGTGACTGTAGGAGACTGAGTGCGTTTGCATGGTTCCGGATTCTTTGCGAGCCATGCAATGGCAGCGGTCAGTGTGGTGCGTTGCGCAACCATCCGAAACCCTCTGCGCTTCATCCAAACCACGTAGGAACGGGAGCGGCCAAGACGTGAAGCGAGTTCTTTGGCGGACAGAAGAGGCTCGTCAATCATGCCAAGGTCTCCTTGTCTATCGGAATTCCAACTCTGAGCCCCTTCCACAATGCAAAGGCAAGCCCTTGAATCTCGCAGTCTAGGTAATGGTCGCGAGCGTGGGTCGGCTTCCACCATTCCCACGAACTGCCGCCGCCCTTCTTAAAAGTAAGTCGTCGCCTCTTGCTATCCATCTGGCGCCAATACTCGTCATCCTTGTCTGGGTCCAAAATGATCCCGAAAGTGACACCGTGACCAACCATCTTTCCGGTTCGTAAGTCTTGCAGGATGTCGAGGATCTTATGCGACGCGAACTGGAACAGGAAAAGGATGCCTTCGATGTCTTGCTGTTTTGGCTGATCAACTCTTCCGAACGGCTTTGGCTGGTCTCCTTTCTTCCATTTCTTTTGCCAAGTCTTGTCGCGCTCGAACCCCTTTGCTGGATTCCAGCCCGTTAGCCTTTGCTCGCTTCTTACTTTTCCGTTCCAGTCTGTCCATCTTCCGGTTTCAACGATGCTCCGCTTAGCGCACTCGCGGTAAACCTCCCGGGTTTCCGGACCATCTCCAGAGTCAACGACAACATGGAATTGCTTGACACCAAACTTGGCACACTTCTCGTCTAGGTCAGACCACGAGTCAGCTGTCCCAAAACCTACGCGCATGCTGTTTCCAGTTTGCATTTCCCATTCCCTGACAACCCAGTAAAACGCAGGCTGTCCGCGCTGGCAGTCGATGGACATTATTCGAATCGGCTCCGCCAATTTCGGCTCACTACCAAGCGCCACTATCATTTCGGTAGGCAATGACGAAATGGAGCACCACCCAAGCGGCTCAGGAATTCGGCATCTCGCCGGATACGATGACCCGCCGATTGCGGGAAGCTGGGCACAAGGTTGCGGGCCGCCAGCGCTGGACCGTGCGCCAGTGCGCGGAGGCGGTCTACGGTGCTGGAGACATTAAGCAGGCCCGGTACCGCCGAGAGATGGCCGAAGCGGAACTCGCCGAGATCGAAGTCTCCAAGTCTCGCCGAACCACCGTCGACATGGCGGAGGTCAAGGACCTCATCTCCCGCATTCTCCAGCCGTTCCGCTCGAGACTCCTGGCAGCGCCGGCCGTGCTGGGCCAGGCTGCCAACCCATCGGACCCGGTCCATGGCTCCAAGGAGGTTGGCCGGTGGATTGACTCGGTTCTCCCCCTGCTCCGCCAGGACATCGTTGACGCGTTCGCCAAGGGGGATCTGCAAGACGACGAAGAAGAGGAACCCAAGGAATGAACGCCACCTGTCGCCGAGACTTTCTCAAAGCAACCTCCCGCTGGGTTGCCGACCGCCCCACGATGCGCCCCAGCCAGTGGGCACTCGACACGGTTACACTCCCAGCGAGCGAGGAACGCGGGCAGGGGCCGCTGTCGTGGTCGGGGCGGGAGTTCTGCGCCGAGCCCCTGGACTGCTTTGCCGATCCCATGGTGTCCGACGTCGTCTGCTGCTTCGGCTCACAGATCGGAAAGACCGTCCTTATCATGTGCGGCATCGGTTACCTGTTGGACTGCGACCCGTGCGGGATTCTGTGGGTCATGCCGGACAAGGATCTTGCGCGGTCGTTCTCGCAATCCCGCTGGATGCCGTTCTGTGAGTTGAACAAGAGCATTGCGCCACTCATCCCGCGCGGAGGCACGCAGCGCCACAAGTGGGCCAACCTAGCGCAGAAGGTCGGTGGATCTTGGCTTCATTTCGTTGGGTCAAACTCACCATCTGGGCTTTCTTCTCGACCCAAGCGCGTCGTCGCCCTAGATGAAATGGACAAGTTCCCAAATCAGACCAAAGGGG